TAAAACGAGCACTCGGAAAGCCAACACGCGTGCCGAAGGCAGAGGCCCCGGTCAAGAAGGACATGTTGCTTAACTTCCTAGACGATGAAGACTAACCTCGACTCCGTGCTAGAAAACGGCGCACTCGTTATAGACGCCAGCACACTGGAAGGCCGGTGGATGGTATGTCCCACCTCCTTCTACTACTACCGCATCCGTAAGCGTGAGGCGGCTAAGTTTTACATCGGACGGGAGTTCGGTAAAGCAATGCATGCCGCCCTGGCGGCGTACTACACCCCTGGCGAGGACTACCTTCATGTCCTCGACGAGGCGTACCCCACCGCGATCGGTGTCGAGGACCACCGCTCCGTCGACTACGCTCGTCGTCTTCTCAAACGGTACATCGACGAGTTTGCGGCAGAGACGTACACCGTCGTCACGCACGACAGCAAACGAATGGTCGAGATGCCGTTCGCTCACCCTATCGGCTCCGTGACGATAGACGAGCAGACGATCCCAGTCATCTGGGAAGGTAAGATAGACCTCGTCGTCCGCGACGCGAACAACCGTCTTTTCGTGGTAGACCACAAGACCTCCATCATTGGTGGAGATACCTTCTGGTCACAGTTCAAGCTCTCCACGCAACAGCGTGGCTACGCCGCGGTCGTGCAAGACATCCTCGCCGAGCCGGTCCACGGCTTTGTCATCAACGCGCTGTTCACTCGCCGCGAAACCCGTACGGGTAAAGGGATGGAGGTCGAACGACAGCCCTACCCGCTGGAACAGCAAGACTTGCTGGACTGGCGTATGAACACCCTCAACACTTGCGCAGACCTACTCCGCGCTTGTGCGAGTGATGTATTCTGCAAGCATACTTCAAGCTGTGTCAGCAAATACGGCCGGTGTGACTACCTATCACTCTGCGAGCTGAACGACCTAGCTATGCGGGAGGCCGTGCTGAATGGAAGGGAGTATCAACCCGTGACATGGAGACCCACCAATGAAAGCTAAACCCACTGCCCTTAAAGACGCTATCAACATCATCAAGGAGTTGAACACCGCAATAGAGAAACACACCAAGAATACTATGTCTTGCTTATATCGAATTGATGTACTACGTGCTGAACTCGCGGACGCGAACGAGATGATCGCCCGGCAGGACTCCATACTCAAAACCATTAGAACAGTCTCCGCGCTATGAAACATAAAACACTACATGACGAGCCAAGTCTGATCGAACGTATCAAGGAGTTGAGCGCAGACCTAGTCTCTGCTAATAACATCCAGGATTCGCTCCGTGCGGCACTCGAAGCAACAAAAGAGAAAATCAAACTCTTCGACGAACAAGCCGAGCAAGTGAAAGGCTTGACTGCTTCTCTAGCTGTTAGTGAGCAGAACTTCAAGGACTCAGAAGAGGAGTTAAACGCTGTTGAGGCTCGTGAAACAGAGTTGAGGGAGAAGTGTTCTCAGTACCGCATTCGTCTCAACGCCCTCGACTACCTTGGTTCCGTTATAATCGAACTAACCTCACAATGAACCCCTCACTTCGCCCCTCCTCCACGTACTCCCCTCTCGCGGAGTTCACACTCGCCATTGTGGGTGAACCATTCACGGGCAAGACGTGTCTTGCCTTTGACCTCATGCCGCCGGACTTCGCCGTGCTGGACTACGAGCACAAGATCGCTCCCGCCAAGGAGCGTATCGGCGACAAGCCGTTCTACTACATTACACCGGATAGAGCGGACGACAACACCCCCATCCCGTTAGACAAGGTGTTCATGCGGAGTGTAGACCTTGCCAAAGCAGCACTCACCGAACCAAAGGTCACCGGCCTCATCATCGACAGCATCACCTCCGCCGGGATCTTTCTCGAAGCACACCTGGTCAAGTTTGCCGGTACTGGTAAAGACCTCATTATCGGTGGTGAGAGGGTAATGACTAAGAGTCACTGGAATCCCTACAAAGACCTCTTCCGTAAGTTCATCCTTGCGTTGAAGACTTACGGCAAGCCAGTCATCTGTATCTTCCACGAACGACTCATCGAGTCAGACGACTCGCCCACCGTGCTCCGCCCGATGATAGGTGGGCAGAGCAAGGATACGGTACTAAAAGACTTCTCCGACTCCTGGCGCATCGAGACTAAGACGTGCTCAGTCGCTGAACGCAAGGGAGGTTACAAGCGCATCGTCCGCACAGAACCCATAGCACGCTTGCCGCAACTTGGCCACTCGGCTAAGTCGTTACCGGCTGAGCTGGACATGGACCCCGCTGGGGCCTACCTTGACGTCATCCGTACCGCCTATCCAATGTTATGTCCGCAAGCGTGACCGTAGTAATCGTGTTCGTCGCTTTCGTAACTATCATGTGGCTAGCAATCCGTATCAACGAATCATGAGCACACTCACTTGGACACGGCCCATGAAGCCGTATAAAGGGACACGCCTTCGGCCGTTCAGCGTAGCCGACTTTAGCTGTTGGCCAGCTATCATCCAGCCGAAGTACGACGGCATACGGTGCATGACTAAAGGCGGCGTAGCCACCTCGGCGTCTATGAAGCCATTACCAAACCGGCACCTTCAGGCGTTCGTGCAAGCGTTGCCAGATGGCCTAGACGGTGAGATCATCCACCCCGATGGCTTCCACGCGGCGGACAGTTTCTGCATGTCGAAGTACAAGGAGCCCGGAAGAGAGCGCTACGTAGTGTTTGACAACTACCACCCTGGCCTACTGTTCGACCGGCTTGAACATCTCACATGGTTGGTCAAAAACCTGAAGTACGAAGGGCTTGCGTTGGCACTAACCATCGCACCGAGCACTACATGCCACTATGTGTCTGCCGCAGAGTACCACGTTGGTCAACTACTCGCAGAAGGCTACGAAGGCGTTATCATCCGTGCGGCGAACAGTCTCTACCGTTGTGGCCGCTCCACATCCCTCACTCAAGAACTGTGTGCCATCAAACCGTTCGAGGACACAGAGGCAATCATCACTGGTTACCTCCCCCTCCGCAAGAACCTCAACGTACCCACCATCAACGAGCTTGGCTTGCAGACTCGCAGTCATGAGAAGGCAGGCCGCTTCGCCGTGTCTATGCTCGGTGCGTTGACAGTGCACCACGACCGCTTCGGCGGTTTCAAGATCGGCTCCGGCTTCACGGAAGCCGAACGTCTCGACCTCTGGCAGCGTCGTGAGACGTTAGTTGGGAAGGTGGTCACCTTCAAGTATCAACTCTTCGGGTCGAAGGACAAACCTCGCATCCCGATTTATAAAGCTTTTAGGTCGCCGTTAGACCTAGAAATGCCAGAAACCTCTGGCGAAACACAAACACGAACAAACGTATATGAACAGTGATCCGCTTGACATCCTTAACCAAGACCTCGCCGCCGTTGACCTCACGCCCACCGTGCCAAAGCATGGGACCCGCGTGGAGATGACGTGCACGAAAGCAGAGGTCGTCACCACGAAGGCCGACGACCCCATGCTTAGTCTGAGCTTCGAGACCATCGACTCGTGCACCGCCCATAACAAGGACGACAGCATCGAGCCGGGGTATCGAGGCGTCTACATGGTCTGGCTTGCCAGAGTCAACAAGGACGGCAAGGACCGCTCCGAGACCATTAAGAAGGCGTTGAAGCGTACTCGCCGTGCGCTCACCGGCGACGAGACCGGGGCCTTCAACCCGGTCGAGCAGTACGTCGGCTGCACCGTCACCGCCAAGTGGGAAGTGGAGGAGAGTGAACAGTACGGCACACAAGGCCGCATCGTTGCGCTGTCCGAAGTCGTCCCTGCGGCTGAGTAGCCACTAGGAGGGGCGGGTGCCCCTCCTTTTTCTCATGAGAATCACCACCGCCACTGTCCGCACCAACGTCGAGGTGGCGCCTTTCCAGCACATACGTATAGAACTTACCGCTACCTTCGACGATAACGACGCCGATCTCGACGCTTGTCGAGAACAGCTTGCAGACGAAACACTCCTATTCATCGCTAAAGTTAAAAAGCACACAGCAATCCTCCGGCAACATGACAACGAACCCTTCTAGAATAATAACGATCAGTCCGAAGCTCATCGCCTGCACCGACCGTCAGCGCACCGACTTAGGTGACATCGACGCACTCGCGGACAGCATCAGGCGATTCGGTCAACTGCAACCCGTCCTTGTCACGGAGGAAAACCGGTTAGTCGCTGGTGGACGTCGCATCGCCGCTTGCATCGCGTTAAACATCGACGTACTCGCAATGGTTGACAGCAGTCTCAAACCTTCCGAGTTGGACATGTTGGAGTTGGAGGAAAACGTCCGGCGGAAGTCTCTCACGTGGCAGGAAGAGGTGTTGGCTATCGCTAAAATCCACGACAGTCAGATTGCCGCACAATCGCTAAACCACGTGATCTGGCTACCTCGCATGACGGGTGAACTTCTCGGCGTCTCGAAGAGTAGTGTCTACAACGCTACAGAGCTTGCAAAGCATCTCTTAGTGGGTGACGAGGCGATTATGCAGTGTGCTGGTCCCCGTGACGCACTCCAGCTCATCCTCAAGCGTAGAGCACAGCATGCTGAGAATCATCTTGTTAGCCGGCTGAAGCCTGCCACGGCAACCTCCGCCGCAGGCCCGCACACAGTCGCCGAGGCGACTATCGAGTCACCGTCCCGTGCTAAACGCCATATCGAGATCGTTCACGGTAAGGCGTGCGAGTGGCTGCTGACTCAGAAAGATGGTTCGCTGAACTGCGTCTACACAGACCCACCCTACGCCATCGAGATGGGAAACATCTCGCAGGTCGGAGGTGGAATGGACACGTCGGATGTAGCGAACACGCATGTTGTCACAGACAACGTAGCCGAACTCACAGCCTTCGTTGACCTCGTCTCCACTAAGCTAGTACCGGGCAATGGCTTCCTTGGTATGTGGTGTGACTTCTGGAACTTTAGATGGCTAGCAGAGCGGTGTCTCGCGGCTGGGCTAGTTGTTCAACGGTGGCCACTGGTGTGGGTTAAGCAGAGTACGTGCCAAAATATGGCGGCAGCGTACAACTTCACCAAGACAACAGAAGCGTGCCTCATTGCTCGTACGCCGAAGAGCATGTTGGTCTCCGCACAGACGAAGGGGCACTTCTCCTGCGCGAACGAGAAACCGGATTGGATTACGAACCCATTCTTTAAGCCGTTGGAGCTCCACGAGTGGGTGTTGAAGGGTATTGCCACGCCAGGGACGGTAGTGGTGGACACGTACGGCGGATGCGGTAGCATCCCACTCGCGTGCATCGGTTCCCACTACGACGCTCTCATGGTCGAGATGGACGACGCGCACATCGCTGCGTTGAAAGGACACCTTGCATGAACAGTCAGTATCTAGTCCTCAGAAGTTATAACAGTATACACATACAACACGGACTGTTTGACAGTCTTGCGGAAGCAGACGCGAAAGCGCTTGCTATTCACGAAACAGCTATGAAACGCAGACACGCAGTGAGTAGAGGCGCGTACCCGGTTACCCGTGTTTACTTCCTTCTCAGTGAAGACAAGAGAAGATTATCATGAAACTATGCGTCAACTGTAAGTATATCATGAACCTAGGACCAGACATAGCCCCTTTTTGTGAAAAGACTGAATACGTAGATCCAGTAACCGGAACACCAAAGTTCTACACCTGTAGTTGGGCGAGAACAGCTGGCAGTAGTTGCGGTATAGCGGCAAGACACCACGAGCAAGCATTACCTCCTATCTTAACACAAAGATGGTGGCATTGGCTAGGATATAACAAGAATCGTATATGACCCCGATTATGAAACTATGTATTAACTGCAGACACCATAAAGCCATCTTTGGCTCCATCTCTAACCCACACGTCTGCTTTGCGGAAGCACAAATAGACCCAGTAACCGGCGACCTTCAATCCAGAACCTGTCACTGGATGCGTTATGGTCTTTGCGGGCCAGACGCTCGTCTATTCTCACCAACAAGCACAAATGACCCCGATCAAAATTAAACTTACCTACAACGGCGTCGACTACATCATCGAGATTGACGACTTTGACTACTCCGTCTCTTGCGTCTACCGCAAGACGAATGGATGCTATACGTACTTCGACGACATCAATGCTGACTTCGAGGACATCCTCGATACCCTTTGTGAAAGGCTTAGACCAGAGTGAACAACTTCTACCCCCTCCTAATCTGGGTGCTAGCAATAGCAGCTGTGGTTGAATTCGGACACAAAGAGTACACCTCAAAGGAGCTAGACGGTATATGTAGCTTGTACTGGCTAGGCGCTGTGTTCTGGTTCGCTCTTGGCTGTGTCACATTCCACTACACCACATGAGCACTCACCCGCGCTACCAAGCGCATCTCTACCACTGTCCTTGCGGCAGTGTCGCCGTGAAGGTGGACAACGTCGGACCGGTCTGCCAGCTATGTGTAGACCGGGAAACGAAGTGCCCACCGGATGGCCTCCGCCTTCATCGTGGTCTTTGCGGGCTACCGGGGTGGCGGTATGGCACGGATAATGTACAGAACTACAAGGTTCACCTACCACGATGACTCATGACCCAGTTTGCGCCCTTCACGGCCTCAAACGTTCAGAGCACCAGTGTCTCTACTGCTGTCTCTGCTTCACCTCACTCACCCTCGACCAGTGCAACATCCTTCCGGGCAACGAAATTGTTCGTGAGGACGTCTGCTTCCTCTGCGCCGCTAAACAAGCACAACGAACGCTATGGTACCAAACGAAATCCGTCCATGTAAACTCGCCATCGTAGGCGAAGCACCAGGAAAGCAGGAAGTTGAACAAGGCCGCCCATTCGTAGGCGGCAGTGGACAACTCCTATTCGCGCTACTCGGTAAGGCTGGTGTAGCACGTACAGACGTCTCTGTGCTCAATGTCTCCCGTCACCGGCCGTTAAACAACGAGTTCGACACGTTCGACTGGGACGACATGGAGGTCCAACTCGGCATCGAACAGCTAAAGAGCGACCTGCTCATCGCACAACCAAACTGTGTCCTCGCTTGCGGCAATGCAGCATTCCACGTCCTGACGAAAGGCAACGTGGCCCCACCACGTAAGGGCAACCTCTACGACTGGCCACAGAAGATTAGTTCATGGAGAGGCTCAATCGTACCCGGCTTCTACACCCCGAAAGTAGTTGCCTCCTACCACCCGGCAAACATCCTACGGAATTACAGCAACAGACCGTTGCTCACGTTCGACGTAGCCCGCGCGGCAGCGCAACGTGCTGATAGTGTAGTGCCGACTCCGGCTCGCTGTTACGAACTCCAGCCCACTGTGGCCTACATCATCGCGCAGCTAGACGATATCTGTCGCAACCACTCCACCGTCTCCGTGGACATCGAAGGCGGAGTGGGCAACATCACGTGCATCGGAGTGGCCACCTCCCACGCCAACGCGTTCATCATTCCATTCGGGAAGGCGCACTGGACACTAGACGAAGAGTGCACCATCTGGCGTGCGCTCGCGACTATGCTCCGGGACCCGCTCGTACCGAAGATCCTTCAGAACTACCTCTACGATGCGTTCGTGCTGTCGTGGTGGGCAGGCTGCCACGTCCGGGGCCTAGCGGACGACACCATGCTCGGTCACTGGGAACTCTTTCCAGAACTACCCAAAGCACTTGACCTCCAATGTAGTATATATACCACCCAACCATACTACAAAGCGGGTCGTAAGGCGTATGGCTTGGAGCACTTCGAGTACTGCCTCACCGATTGCACGGTAACGTTCGAGTGCCGTGACACCATCCTAGCACGTCTACGTGCTGACGCTGAAAAGCACTATCGAACAAACGTAGCGTTGCTGGCGCCCTTCCTCTACATGCAAACTAAAGGAGTGCGGTTCGATCTGGTCGGCGTAGCCGCCGAACGGAAGAAGCTCCAGGCGGAGGTGTACGAGGCGCAGCATGAGTTGAACCTCGCCTTCGATGGCTACTCTCTCTCTGCACACGGCGCAGGAGAGCTACTCGACACTGTCGCTACTGCTTGCTGTATGAAGCGTGCGATAGTCGTAGACACCGCCGGGCTACGCAGCAATCCCAAGGCACCGTGGCGTGTCTCCATCCACGCCATAGCGGCCATTATCGACCGGTGGCCAGACATCACCCCTGCTGAGTGGGGGCAGCTTGAGACGGAGACGGGCGTTGGTATCAACGTCGACTCAAACAAGCAGATGGTCCAACTGCTGTACGACAACATGGGCTTGCCCAAACAGTACCGCAAGGTGCGCGGCAAGCGTACAAACTCCCTGAGCACAGACGCCTTGTCTATGCTGACTCTCTACACTAAGTCGCAGGACGACCGTCTCTACCGCCTGCTCCGCCTCCGTCAGAAGATTGACCGCATTAGTGCACTTAAGCTCCAGTGCGATGACGATGGCCGGATGCGGTGTAGCTATAACGTGGTGGGCACAGACACAGGCCGTGTCTCATCCTATGAGACCGCTCACGGTACAGGCGGTAACATGCAAAACCGTACGAAGTCCCAGCGGAAGTTCTGGCAAGCGGATGCTGGGTACTGGTACTTCCAATGTGACCTAGTCGGTGCAGACGGCTACACCGTCGCAGCACGCAGCGCAGCCCTGGGCGACCCCACCATGTTGGACGACTACCACGCTGGCTGTAAACCAAAGAACACCATCGCGTTGATGCACGAACACGGAGCAGAGGTGAGTAAGCTTACCCGCCCCGACCTTTGCCGTATGGCAAAAGACGAACTAGACCCTGACGGCTGGCTAGTCTTCGCGTGTAAGGTATGCCAGCACGGTGCCAGTTACCTCATGGGAGCGGAAACGCTCTCGGATACGATCCTTAAACTCTCGTTCAAGTTTGGAGAGAAACCCATATATGTTAAACCAGAAATCTGCGAACGACTTATCCGCCTATTCCTTGGCCGGTTCGCTGGCGTACGGATGTGGCATAGAGACTGCCAGAGAACCCTTATCGAAACCGGTACGCTGGTCTGCGCAAGTGGCCACACACGTCGCTTTTACGGGCGCCGCCATGACCACGCCACGCTCAAGGCATACTTGGCGGAAGAACCGCAACAAAACACAACCTTCCTCACTAATCAAGCTGCTCTGCGTCTGTGGCTCGATCCAGAGAACAGGCGATCAGACGGCTCTCTCATAGTGGAACCCCTCCACCAAGTACACGATGCAATCTGCGGCCAGTTCCCGAAGGACCAACTAGCGTGGGCAAAGACCAAGCTACACGAATGGTTCGACAATCCCATCAACATCGCCGGCATCCCTTTGACTATTCCATTTGATGGAACCTTCGGGCCTAGCTGGGGAGAGACGGAGGGTGAGATATGATCCACCACACACACTGCCCTCATTGCGATCACGAGTTTGAATTTGACGACTCGGATTCATGTACGGCAAACGACACAGAACAATTCATCCTCCTTAGTCTATTACATCAAACTACAAAAGACTTCCTTGTTAAGCTAGATGCTGGGAAAAAGTGGAAGGACGGAGATTGAACTTCCTAGCAGATTACGACAAGTTCACCTCAGGCAACGAGGCGAACCGCAACTACCATATGTGGACAGCGCTAGCTGTACTCTCGACACTTGTCAGTCGCAAGGTGTGGATCGACTTAGGCTACTTCAAGGTTTACCCTAACCTCTACCTGGTGTTGCTCGGCCCTGCCGGTAACAAGAAGACCACGGCCATGTCCCTCGGCAAGAAGATGGTGCTTCGACTAGACGAAACACTTGTTTCGGCTGACTGTCAGTCTGCCCAGGACACCGTCAAGATGCTAGCGGACACCGGTCTCAAGATACTCAAGACGAAAGACGGTCTGTACGAGTACTCCCCAATCACAGTCTTTGCCACAGAGCTAAGTCAGTTCGTCGAGATCGACCCGGCGCGGATGATCGACCTATGGGTTACGATCTATGACTGTGACCCATACACGAAGAAGACGCTCCGGCATGGTGGCCAGACCATCATCAACCCCTTCTTCACTATCCTTGGATGCACGGTGCCAGACTGGATCACACGGCACCTCAAATCGGACATCATCACTAGCGGCTTCGCCCGCCGGTGCATATTCGTGCTGGAAGACTACAGCGAGCGCCGTGTTCCCTTCCCCCTCATAACGCCAGAGATGAAGTTTGCCTACGACTCCTGTATCAAGCGGGGTGCAGAGCTTATGAGGTTGTACGGCTGCTTCTCCTGGGACCCGGCTGCGAAGGCGCACTACGAGAAGTGGTACATGACTCGTGAGATAAAGACCGACCCAGACATTGGGTCGTTTGACCGCACAAAGTACATCCAGATTCTGAAGGTGGCTATGCTGCTGGGTGTAGCTCAAAGCGACGACCTTGTCATGACGATCGAACTCTTCGAGTTAGCCCGTTCCATGATAGACGCCATCATTGTCAACCTCCCCGCCGTGTTCCGCGCCGTCGGACGTAACCAGCTAGCAGACGTCTCATCCAAGATGATCTCTATGCTGACGGCTAGTGGAGGCTTTATGCGGTACAATGACGTTATGACCGCGTTGTGGAAGGATGCTAACTCTGGCGAGTTGTACCAAGTCCTAAGCCACTTGACTAGTATCGGGCAAATCCGACGTGTAGCTATCGGCGGCATAGATCACGTCATAACAGAAACGAAGTTCCGTGAAATCGAGGCTGCTAAAACGGTCGCCCCTCAGCAATCGCAGACGCCTCCTGTCGAGACATAAACGGATTGCTATCCATCAGTTGATCCATCAACATCGTCGAACGCACCTGCGTATTTGACGGCCTAGCGCCTGGGAACCCTATTTGGGCTTCCAGGCGTTTTTTCGTCTGCAACCGTTCCATCTCACTGACTCGCTGAAACCCACCACGGAGCGCCAGCCGTTGACGGTCAGAGGCGTTCGAAGTGGTGCCGGTGCGAGCAGGGTCGTACGGCAGCAGCAGGTTCAACGCAGCATCTGCAACGTACCTCGCCCCCGCGGCTGCACTGAACCCCTCGACCTTACTCTGTCTAGCGAGCAGCGCGTCTCGCACACCTTCACTGTCACCGGCCAACAGTTGCTCTCCCATTTCACGGTAAAACCTCGACTGGGCGTTGGCTGCAATCTCATCCCCTCGTTGCATTTGTCTTTGTGCATCACGTAGCTTTGTTAGTCTCGCCGGCCTGAACCCTATCGCGTCAAGCATCAACTCGCCTGGCGTGGGCTCTAACAACTTCCTCCCCGCGTTATCCTTAACCTCCCACCCATCCCTCCACAACTTCACCACGTTCTTATACGCAGTCGGCATGATCGTCTCCGCTGCATCACCCACTAGTCCCTGACTCGCCTGCCCGGTTGCTTTTACTATGTTCTCCACAACGGAGCCAGTTGGCCCCATCACGTTAGCAAGCCGGAAGCCATCGTAGGGTGACACACCCATTACCTGACTAATAGCCAGCCGGCTACTCATATCAACGCCAGCGAAAGAGTAAGGTGCACCACGGAGGGCGAAATCCGTCAACAACCCACCACTCTCCTCGTCCTCATTGAACAGGTCACGCAGTCCATCCTCGACGGCCTTCCGTGCCTGCAACCCCGGAAAGATATCCTCTAACACCGCCAGCGCGGCTCCAGTTCCAGGCAGCCCCAACCCACCAGCCAACGCCACCTGCGTCGCGATAGTCTGCCCCAGCGCTTTCTGTGCCGCCTTCCTCTCCACCGGAGTGAGCAACTTCCGCCGGTCAATACTCTCTGCGCCTAGCTTCGCGAAATGAGAGAGTATGCCGAAGGTGTACGTCCCTAGCGAATAACCTAACCCCATCACTCCTTGAAACTTCCCCGCCCTGGCAAACATCCCGATAGGTTTCGCCGCTGCCCCACCACCGTACATGGTAGCTCTGGTGGTGTCTGTGGCATACTCATGCGCACCAGCCTCTGTCATCTTCACCACCTTACCATTCTGTAACACGCCATGCCGTCTCGCGGCATCGAAGGCTGACATATACGCTATGAGGTTGTTCAGCTTCGGCACCTGACTATAGATGGTTCTCGTCACATCCACATAGCTGTTCAGCGCCGCTTTCGCACCCCTCCCAACTTTCTCCCCCACCGTCCCGCCGCGCATCAACCCCCTAAGATTGAGGAGTGCATCATCCGTGGCTGAGTAGAACTCCTGCATCACACCAAAGTCAATCGTCTGCTCCCGCACAGCCTTCTGTAACCCGCGAGACATAGCGGGGTCAACATTTGCAATCCGCTCCACTAACCCTTTACCCTTCCCTGTCGCAGCGGTACCGAGCATACGCATTGCCACACCGAGTGAACTTAACCCAGCACCAACTTTTCCAGTATCCCTAGTCAACATAGGCCATAACGCAATCAACGCCTGCGTAGGCTCGATCAACATAGACGAGATATTCATTCCCATGAAGTACGCGAAGTTCAGCTTCTTCAACGAACTGAACTCCCTTGCGCTAGGATTAAGTACCGTGTTGAAGTGATCCCGTGCTAGATTTAGATTGATGTCACTTCCCCTAATACTCGGATCACTCAGCGCAAGCTGCACCTCGCCCTTAGTAATCTCCTTCGCCAACCCATTCGCCATGCTGGTGATATGAGTCAGGAACCCCTTCACCATATCCACATCTTCCCGTCCAGGCGCTAGCTTCCGCTCCTTCATATACCGCTCGGCGCTCTTATCCTCCACCTGTTTGAGGGTAGCCTCAAGCGGCGTGTAGTTGAACTGTCCAATCTCATCCCCGCCCCACCCAGCCTGAATCTGTTCCTTCAGCAACGCAGCATCCTCGATGGACTTAATATGCGTGATGAAGTCTGGGTTCAGCCCACTATACTGCTGACTCCTGTCATGCTTCCGCCACGCACGAATGTTCGACACATTCGGATCTCGTTCCAACTGCTGCAGTTTTGCAACCAGCTCGCCTTCTGTCTCAAACCCAGCAGAGCCGTGCTTCTTCTGTGCACGATCTCTCCACACAACCATGTTCTCACCAAGCCGAATCTCGGACATGAACCAGTCGGCCCCTTCCGTCCGCTCCTCGAATGCCTTCAGCTTGTTGATGAACTCCATGCTATGCTCCATCACCTTGCCGCCGATGGTCTCCGCTTGCAACGCGACTAGCGCATTCTGGTCCCCATATGCCGCAGCCCGTACTAGCTCAAAGATACGCTTCCCGGTCGCCTTCGCCACCTTTGAACTCATCGACTTGTCAGTCAGCATCAGCCGTCTCGCCACCGCGATTGCACCAATTTCTCGCATAGACGCTAGCAGCATCTCTCTCATTCTCGGTGCAACTTTCTCCACATTCCTATGGAAGTCAATAATCCGTTGCTGGTGCTCTGGCTTCGTGACACCATACCGTGTAGCAATCTCACGCATCTCCACATCAGACATCACCTTCCCTGGCTGACCTGGAGTCCCATCCGCATTCACAGTTCCCTGCTTCGCTAACGCGATATGCACTGCTGCGTCGTGTGCCTTCTGGTTTTTTGTCAGAAACTGGATGCCGGTGGTGGCCACATCTAGCTTCGCACCAGCAGGGATAAGGCCGAAAATCTTGTGCTCCTTCAGCATCGGTAGCGCCATGTAGTGTGCCTTCTCGTTTGCCATAGGACGGAAGCGGAACACCGCGTCGATGGCTGGACGGAGTACTGGATACCGCTTGGCCAAGTGAGCCGGCAGAGCGAACGTCCGCTCGATCCAACCGGGGGATACACCAAAGTGTCTCTCCACCGTTTCCTTCGCACCTCTACCCATAGCGACAGACGCATACTCTACAGCCGCTGCACCATAATCGACGTTGAGGAACCTAGTCGCCTCATCCACCCCCATGCCTAACGCTCCCTGCCCCACTAACGCTCCATACTCGCTTGGCCGTTCTTCCGCCAGCGCACTCATCCTCTTCCCCACGTCATCTATCAGCTTCTGGTCTTTCAACGCGCCACTGATCGTCTTGTCGAGGAACTCCACATCAGCGCCGAGTCGATCAGTCGCCTTGTACACACGCACGAAGTCATCCATCGTACTGAACAGCGCCCGGTCAAACTGCGCGAGGTAATCTGGCCCATGAACGAACCGCACTCCCTCCCGCCTCAACCCACTCTCCGCAGGGCGGACCATCCCCAGCACGCGGAACGCCACATAATCCGAAACAAACTCTGCTGGATTCACCCTCGCATCACTAGTGCGCGCTTCGACATACCCCATCAACTCTCCGCGATACTGCTCTGGCACATTTGCCTCGATCAGATCACGGACGATCGTCCCTCGCTCCCCAGCGTACAGGCCTGTTACCTTCCGCACGAACACGTCCATCGCGGCTTGCTGTACACCCCCCAACTCTCCATACTGTGACCGCCGAGTGAGGATGTGTGTAATCTCATGTGCGAAGACTTGCATCATGAGGAACTGTTTCTGTGCGAGATGCGGCAAGCTGTTGTAGAACCTGCTGTTCGACATAGTCAGCATGATGGCGGCCGTAGCACCAGGGAAGTTCACTGCTTCTCCAAGTGCACCAGACCTGAACGTCGGGCCGAGCTTCGTAGCATTCGTGATGTTGTCGAACGTTCGCGCGATACGCACCGCACTCTCAGCAAACAGCAACGCCTCGCCTTCCGGCAACCCCAGCTTCATGAACTCACTCTTAAAGTAGAAGTGTGTCGTGGCGTCGAACGCATCAGGCGTCTCATACCCACTCCGCTTCTCAAAGATTACTTCATCTGCCGTCCTCAGCTTCTTGTCAAGGGAGGCGTGCCGCCGCCATAACGTCTTCGTCACTCTCGCTGTGGCGAAGTCTCTCGTCGGTGTCACCATCGTATCCCACACCTCGCCCATAGCAGCCTGCAACACTCTCTTCACCGGGCTAGGCTGTCCCTTCTTCCCTGTTGCCCACACGCTGAACAAGCTGTGGAGCGTGTTCGCATACCGCAACCGTGCAGCATTAAACGCCTCCTGCGCCATCCCGTCTATGGTCGCTACGCTTGCTTCTGGAAACCGTTTAACGAGTGCGGCCCTCGTGGCGTCTTGCACATCATCCCCCACCTTAGCCTCCGGGAAGTCCTTCAACATCTTCTCCGTGACATTCCCCCGGTATGCGTTAGCTTCGGCTGTCGCCTGCTCCGTGTAACTCCCAGTATGCCTCAGCACTCTCTCCTTCACGTCCAGCACACGCTGACTGTGCCGCTGCCCGTCAACCCCTATCACGATCTCCCCGTTCCCGTCATACCGTATCTCCACTCCCCACTCCTTCGCACTGACGATAATGTCACGCGTATTCTCCAGCACGTTCGCTAGCTCCATCCCGCTGGTCGTCTTGCGCTCTCGCTCCACCAATCCCACCTTCCCGCTCTTCTGATAGTTAATCTCCCCTGTCACTGGGTTGATAATGATCTTCGCCAGCGTCAGATTCTTCAGCTTCCCCTTCTTAAACTGCAGCACCTTGAGTGTCTCCACCACATCTGTGCGCACCTGATCCGCAATCGTGCCCGCTTCGATTTCACGCACCGTGCCGCTCAGGCGCTCACCCATACGACGTACTTCATCTTCATCCAGAAACTGCTCCACTTTCATCTGCCGCTGTAACTCAAGGTCATCGTCCACCCTGAACTCTGTACTCCCCTCTTGTAGCAACGCCCTCTGCTCATCATCCAACATCTCCATAAACGAGGCAGCCCGGTCGAGTGGCGTAGTCTCATACTCACTCCCCTCGCCCTTCTGCCGGAACCTACTCTCCTTCTTCCGTAACCCGCTCAGCAACACCTCCCGCGGGTCACGAGGGCTGCTGTACAGCTCTTTCCTCTCTCCAACTCCCTTCGCCGCATCCAGCCACCGCTTAGAGTTATCCGTCGCCCGCCCCGCCTTGACATCCTTATACCCCTCCATGAGGTCAACAGCATGGTCGAACATCTTGTACAACCCATACCGACTCACAACGTCAGCAAGGGGACCGGTACGTCCACTCCGGGTCACCTCGAACCGGTACAGCATATCGGTCAGCCCCTCAAACGCACCAGTTAACTCAGGGTCCTCCGACAGCACTCGCATCTTCTCAAACAGTACAGCCTCCGTGTCGGCCGTCACACCCTCCGTCTCCGCCTTCCGGTCCTCCCCAACTAGCTTCGACAGCTTACTCCGCCGCTCCTGCGCCTCCCGCACAGCCGTCCCTTCCTCCACCTCCCACCGTGCTTCCAGGTGCTTAGCATACGCGCCTTCGGTTAGTCCGAGTAGACTCTGCAAATCCCTCACCCGTCTCGCTAATAGCGCGGCATACCTCTCCGCAGCCACTCCACCACTATACCCACCGTCCCGTTCAATCGTGGTCGCTAGCTCGGTGAATCGCTGTGCATACTCTCCATCCGCCAAGTGCAGCAACTTCCGCACATCCTCTGGTGCGTGCTGTGTCACCTGCACCCTCAACTGCTCCGCCTCTACCTGCAACAGCGCAAGCTCATCCGCGGTCGTCAGCCGGACGCTGTTCGGATCCCCCTCGCCACGGGTTAGCATCCGCTCCAACCGTGTCCGCTGCTCCCCCTCCGGTAACAGCGACACCAGCCCCTCCACTGCACCAGCTTTCCGCTCCGCCGGTGAGATCTGGCGGGAGAATCCAGTAAGATCATACTCCACTTGCGAGTGTGAGTCAGCGGCCTTCTGTGCCAACTCCTCAAGACTCCCCACCCCCACTTTATCCATTGCCGCTTGACGCTCCTCGGCAAAGGTCTGCCGAAGCGCATTCTCCTTCTGCACAAAACTCGCTTGCGCCTTCTGCGACGCCTCAGCCGCCTTCGCTTTCGTTAGCGTTGGCTTTTCAAACGCTTTAAGTTCTCCCGGTGTAGCTTCACGGAAAGCGGTATAGTAGGACCCATCTGTTCTCGGTGCTTGGTACTGCACCATCTCGGTAGGTTTTCCACCGATGAAAACTTGAGCGGAGTCTTTAGCCGCGCCAGCGAACGATTTCGTGGTGACCTTACCGAGTGACTCTCTCGCATACACACCATCTCCATACAGCATATGACGCGCTTCAACCAGTTCATCAGTCTTTCGTCCTTTCGCTAGAGCAGAGAACCGCTCTAAGATGTACTGTTTCGCTGTACCATAGTCGGTCACGCTGTCTAGCGTCATCGCCGGCGTAGGCTTCGGTGCAGCACCCTCACCGTACACCGCCACTCGCTTCGGCTCCGCGACGTCCGCGCGGAAGTACTCCTGGAACGCACGTTGCTGTTTCTGCACCGCCTCCGGTCCAAGCAGCACCTCGACCACCCGCGCTGGGTGCTCTAGCGACTGTACGTCCACACCCATCAACGTCTCCAGCATAGACCCTTTCCGTGCTGTCGCACCTGCGCCAAGCCATAGCGAGTCAAGAGGTGGTAACTCTCGCCCACCCTCCGGTGTGATGCGCACCTTTGCGCTCTCCCTACCACCACGTCGAGCTAGAACCTCCTCAACATTGAACCCCGCCACCGCTGAAATAGTACCATCCTCTGCCCTCGTCAGAAACCTTTCCCCCTCCGGCCTACCTAGCATGTCGTCCATAATGACGGACACCATCCGTCGAGTGCTATCCGTCGCGCCTGCGTTGATCCGCTCCATGTTCAACGGACGACCTTCCGTCCCGGCGATCATAACCTCAGACATCACGCGCTGGTACATCTTGTTCGCGTCGGTCGCAGCAGTAGCACGCTGTTTCGGGTCAGCGATCTCATTCAGTACACTCTCTACCCGTTTAGACGTACTCGCGACATCCATCTGCATTGCGTCGTTCGCAGTCTCTGCCGCTCTAGTCGCTTCCCTCACTGCACCGTGAAGTTCTATGTTCGCTCTCGCTCTGGCGTTCGACCCAGCCTCGCCACGGAACCGTGGCCGCACAACTCCCGCCGCTTCCAGCAACGTGAACGGCAACTGCCCTGCCACCAACTCAGCGTAATGTCTATCATCGAAGGGTGCTGGACGACCAGTAGCTGCCAACGTCGTGCTCTGGATGGCCAACTCCTGGTTCAACAGTGCACCGACATTCCGGCCAGCGAACTCTGCGGAGCGTTCTGCCACAGGTAGTAGTACACTCTTCACAGCCGGTGCACCGCCCGGCATTCCAGAAACAGTCTCCCAGAAGCCTCGCTTCAACGGCGCCATTGCAAGTTTCTCACCAGCCCTAATCATCGGCGGCAACAGGCCAAGGCTTGCAGCACTTGCCGCACCGGCAAGTTTGCTATCCGTAGCGGTGTACGTATTGGCATAGTTCGAGGCTAAGCCGGCCGCAGTCAATCCCTTTCCTACCCACCCGGCAGGAGTGAACATAGCAGCAGTCTCTAGTGCGCCACGCGGTAGGCCAGTCCCTAGCTCGTTCGCCAGATCAGCGTACTTCTCATAGCCCAACTCTCGTGTCACGGACTCCGCAAACGCACCTATTGGCTTGCCTACTGGGGCGAACATCCTATCTATCGTATGACTCGTCCGCTTAACCCAGTTATCGTTCAACCCTGCTGAATACTCCCCACTCCCACTAACCTGGTTAGCGAGTGCAGCAAAGTCTTGCAACGGCAGTTCCGCTAGCTGTGGGTTGCTCTTCCCCAGCGTGCGATGCAGATCAGCCACCTGCCCATATGTCAATTCGCTCGGTTCCGGCATAACATTCTATTGGAAGTATCGCAGCATCGCTGCGAGTAGTTGTGGAGACGGTCCGGCAGACTGCTGGCTTGCCGTGAGTGGTCCGCCGCCGCCGAGGTTCTGCATCTGCAACCCTTGTCCCATGTCTGGCGCTTGTGGTAACTCTAGCGGCTTAGCGTTATTCACAGCCAATGCACCAAGGTTTTGTGCGAAACCTTGGCCGCCTTCCCCGCTTGTTGCACCTCTCGCAAGCTGACCAAAGAAGCCGCCGCCTTGCTCTGGCAACGTCTCTCCAAACGCCCCACCTGCACCCTTGCTCCAGTCGCCCAGCGTCATACCACCCGCACCGCCTGCTGCCGCACCTGCTGCACCGCCTGCCATGCCGGCAAGTATATCCCCAGCACCACCTTCAGCCGACCCACCAAAGATGCTACTCTGATCGAATCCTGCGTTCATCTGGCCCATACCGGGTTCCATGTCTCCACCCATCGGCTGCATCTCACCTTGTCCCATTCCCTGTTGTCCCACGCCGGTTGGATTAAGGTTCATGAACGCCTTCTGAGACGCTGTGCCCTTCTCCAGACCCTTCATGATGGCCTGTAATGCGATTAGTGCTAGTCCTTGTAATGCCATAATGCTATCGTCGTTGAGTGTCGCGGCTGATAAGCTCCATCGCTTGACGGAGGAGGTTTTCGTCTAGCTGTTGGGGTGGAGATACTGCGTTAGTCTGTGGTGTCTGCGGTATCTGCGGCGGGGCGGCAATCCCCACACCTAGACTAGTACCCGACGGCTGGCCAAACAAGCGTTGTAGAATAGCCAAGACAGCAGGTGGGATAGGTTGCTCTAGTAACGTTGGCGTTCCACCAGCGATGTTCGCTCCAACATCGAACAGTGAAGTTGATCCACGACTTGGATCTTCCACAGTCCCACCGAGCGCGCCGTGCACGTTCTCTAACAGTGAAGGTATAACCTGTCCCAGCCACCCCTTGTTACCTTCTGCAGTCCGTTGCTTCTCCGCTTTAGTCGCTGCTCTACCTGCTTTGGCTTTTTCCAGACTAGCACCTAATCCGCCTGCCGGCAAGCCTCCATCCGTTGTCCCCGTGCTGCTCGGCACAATACCATTATCTCCCAGCAACCGCCGTATGATCTCTTCACCAAACGGTGAGGTGAAAGCGCCAGTTGTGTAGTTCATCAAATTGGGTAGTACTTGTGCCGCGCCAACTAGGCTACTATCCACCCGGTACTTGTTCAGGGCCACGTCACTGTCTAACCCACTCTGTGCCACCTTTGGTGCAAACTCTGCCTCCGTCTGCGCCTTCGACAACGTCGACGGCTGCAACGCACCCGCCCTTTCCTCAGCGCCTGTGAAGCCGGCCGTCTGCGCACGCATCTGCTCCATCTGCGCGTCGTTCATATCCGAGTACGGATTCTTAATCCCCAACTTGCCTAGGATAAGCCCTAAGTCTGCAGGACGTAAGTTAAGCCCATACCCCCAATTTGGAAGTCCAGGATAAGCCATATTACACTACCTTCCCTAGCGCACCCCATAGGGCGAGCCAAGCTTTGCAGTACGGTGCGAACATGGCACTCGACTGCTTCGATGATTTGTCTCCGTAGATGTAGGCACCATAGTGCAGGAACGGCTTGATTAGCACGAAGTTCACCACCCGCTGTACGAGCGCAAAGCGCTTCATCGCAGGTACTAGCCACGTGCTCATCCACTTATACCCCTTTCGCCGAACCGGCGTGTAGAAGTCCCGCCTTGCCAGGTTGATGTACCAGGGCAACCGTCCATTCAACGCCTGAAGGAAGATAAAGCAGCAACTGATACCGCCTTGCCATCCGCTCTGATCGCCGCTTCCAGAGAAGTTGTCAGTCTGCTTGTCATTCGTCTGGCCTTGCAGCGTAGACGCGAGCTGGAGTAGTTGGAGATTGTTCAGCTTGTTGAAGTCTAACTGCTTACCCGCAGCCAACCCACGGTTGCCAACACTATCAGTAATACCAAGGATACCGCTGATCGCTTGCAACACGTTGTTCGTCCGCTGACCCTCAACGCCTGCCATTCCCATGGACGCGTTCATCACGTTCCCTACATCCTGTTGCTGCGCCTGCCGCACTTCCGCCCCCCTCCCCTGCGCTAGTCTCTCGCTCATCACTCCCTGCGCAATACCACTCCGTGCCCCTCCACCTCGAACTGCTTGCGGTCCAGTCTCAGCCATAGCCATTGCATCCCCCGCACGCTTCCGGTACGCTGCCTCCGTATCCGCTTCGAACGATCCACCATAGGGATCACGCCGGGCCACCGATGCGAGTGAAGACTTGCCATCATATGAAGTTGGATCTGTCCCAGAGAGACTGAGCAGATTACTATACCCCGGCTGTGTCTCTGGTGCAGCCGTCATGAGGTTGCTAAACAGAGTCGACTGCAACGCAGACAGCGCTGGGTCTGTTCCAGCATTCTGTGCATTCTGCGTAACTAAATCGTTAAGCCCGCTCGGTATAGTCATATACCGCTCGTGCAGTCCGGTACCAGTGCGACTAAAACCACCACTACTACCTCCCCCACCTCCGCACATCACACCTTCCCCACCCGGGTACTCCGCCTTCGTCACCGCAACAACATACTCCGCTGTTTCTAAGAAGTCTTTCCAGTCCATTACTTTAGTCCTTTCTCAAATACGATGAAGGCCGGTTTGAATTGCAACTTCTTCTTGAACAGTTTCATTGCTGCGCCATTCATACGTCTGCTTGATGCTCTAAGTTTGTCAAAGCCTTTCGCCGTTGCCCACTCTTCTGCATAATGTACCGCCTCATCTGCTGCGCCGACATACTTGCCATTGCTGTACGCAGCATATATTAGTGCTACCTTCTCAATGCTGCCAGCCGTGTCATCCACCACCATCACGAATCCCAGTGGCTTGTCGTTCTTAGACAAAAACACAGCGAACACTGCCTCCATCTTCCCGCTTACAACCTGCAATACCTGTCCAGCAAAGTCATCCCATGACACACGTACGAGCTCTTCCAGCGTATCAAACCCCTCTCGAATGAACGAGACGTGTTCCATAAACTCGTCCAACGAGGTAAGCAGATGGAGCTTATACGGCTGTCTATCGCCTCGCCCTTGTCTGTACAACATTGTCTTCATAACCGTGAAATACGAAGCTCTTCACATCACCTTGTGGGGTGAAGCGGTAGCGCAGCACTCGGCCAGCCTGCACCGGGAACGTCAACGCCTTTTCAGGAAGAGTGGTGTTCCAGGTACCACAGTTGACGTACGTCACTGTATCACTAATCCTATCTCTAGCACTCACCTCCACTTTCACTCCACTATGCGTGCCGGCTACCGCAAGGATAATCCTACTAACTTCCTTCATCCCCTCCAGCGTGCCAAACAGCATATCCCCAGTCTCGACGAGGATAGCGTCGTGCGTCAGCGGAGAGCCGGTGAACGTAGCCTTGTAGAGACTAGTCGTCCCACCATGCAGAATGTGCCCTCCCTCTCCCGTCTCGTCTAGATCCTCCACATGCCCAGTGTACGTACTCACAGCAGCTGTCAACTCCGATACGGTCTTAGCCCGCTCCGGGACCACTCCGTGTGAGTTCACGTAGACTGGTGCAGTCCGCACAGACCACGTCTTATTCGTATAGTTGTAAACTACCGCATTGTACGTATCACCAGCCCCGATAAACCACCAGCCAACCTCAGACGCCTCCCGATCCACGAAGGAGAATGTTAGTCGAGCGTTTGCTGTACTAGTAGTAAGGGTGTCCACAAAGTACTCCGAAACAGCTGCCCCAACATTCTGCAATCCGCTGCTCTGAGAGTACATGAAGAATGAACCATGGTGGATGTCAAACCACACTACGCTGTCCGCCAAGCCGGCTGTAGCATACGGCAACCCATTCCCTACATCCTTAATCAGCGGCCGGACGTGCATAACCCTAGGCAAACCAGTGTACGTCATCTCGTACACACAACTAGGCGTGAAGACTAGCAAGCTATCACCAAGGTGCTGTATCCCCGTGATACCGGTCGCGAGGTCATCTATCCGTTGATGCTCTGTGCATACGAACGTATCCGCCTCGTTGTCGCTATCCGGGATGAACTCCGCATAGTTGTTCACATCACTCCATGCCACCACGTTCCGGTTGCCGACCAACCCCGCCACCACTACATGGTCGAAGAACACTGTGCAGTACCGTCCAGCCGGCACACTCGGCATATCCGTGGAGGTGATAAGCCACGGTGGGTCAGCGCTGACTGTTGGCTCAGTCTGTGTGCCGTAATTCGGCACACTCGCTACCGTGTTCGTCGCATTAACCACGATGTAGTCAAGCTCGGTCTCCAGCACTAGTCCAGTCAGCGTCTTAGTCACGGAGGCCGCTCCCTCGTACCACGAACGCACTACCTTCACACTACTACCTTTTGGAAACAGCCTAGCGTTGGTAACGTACACCCGGTACTTCGTCCCGGTCGTCCACGTGAACGAATGCCCTAGATCGTCGTCGAAGACATACGCTCCACCTACCAGCGTGTAGAACGGCTCTGGAGCAAACGCACCATCACCAATCGACAGTGCACCATTGTGCTTTGTGAAGCACTTCCGCTGGTCCCAGAGGTTCCACGCCACCGCGCCATCCGTAAACTTCGGCTGAGAGTTGCTACAGTAGAACAGATAGTCGTTATGTCGCGCGATGGACATACGGCTCCACGGCTCACCAGTATTTGTATCCAGCACCGTAGCGGCACTTGAAGACACCTGATAGAGATTATAGTCGTCCCACGCCAACCACAGACCTCTATTCGCTGACTGGTTTGGCGCTGCCGCCACACCCTGCACCGGATAGGAGCCCACGGTAACTAGCTCCAGCAGTCGCGGAACTTGTTCCAACGACCAACCCTGCCGGATATTCCTCAACATCCGCCACTTCTGCTGGTCGAGCAAGTGCGGCGGGGTTGAGTAGTCCATCCCGCCAGACTGGCCAAGGTGGAGGGTTGGCGTGGGACTGACTAAGTCTCTTGCCATTAGTTCAGCTTGATGAGGATTACATGACCAAAGCGTGCGTTCGCTAACACGCCAGCGTAGCCCTGCCCATAAGTTGCTACAGTCACGGCTGCTGAGGCACTCTGAACTGTGAGCAAGTCGTCGATATTCAACGCAAGCGTTATCCACCCAGTCGAAGCGGTCTGTGCGCCCACCGGAGCAGACTCTATCGACCCGAACGACTTATCTACTCCACCGACTTGCAGCTTACTCTGGTGCTCATCACACGAATACCCGTTCCCGCTGAAATGCACCAGATACGTCCCAGCTTGCAGAATCTTGATGTCGTTACCGCTCACCTCTGACACTGTCTCGCCAGACACCCTGTTCCACGGTCCGCGATCAGCAAACGTGGCTGCCGTGATCGTTCCGCTCACCCGCTGATCGAAGATAGCCACTCCAGTAGAGCTTGCTGCCCCACTAGCAAAGGCGAACTTGAGCACGTTCGGCGTTCCGGCAGCGAT